GGAATTGCAAAAACCTTTACATTAAATGCAAGCGGGACTGCATATGTGCCTACTAATCCTCAACAACTAATTGTAGTTAAAAATAATCTTGTAATGGAACCCCTTGAGGATTATGTTATTTCGACAAATAATGTTATATTTACCGTTGCTCCAAATTCAGGAGATGATGTTTTCATCATAGCTCTTTCAACAACCGCAGATCTAACACGAACGCTTAATTATGTTATTGATAGCGGATCAATAACAATGCTTCCTGGAAATAAAGGATCTTTTACTATAGATGTAAGTGGGGTCATAGAATCTCTTGTAATTTTATCTGATCAACAAGGTAATTTAACTTTAGATATTAAAAAATCTAACTACAATGATTTTCCAACTTTTACTTCAATAGTTGGTGGTGTTTATCCGCAAATGACAAATTCCAGAAAAGTTCGAAATGACACATTAACTGGATGGAATAAAACTATTGTAGCTGGTGATATACTTAGTTTTGATGTTATTGCGGTAAACAATATAAATCGTTTTCTAGTTTCTTTAAAATTAAAATTATAAATAAAGATAGTTATTAAAATCATACCTGTAGGGGAGTTGTTTAAATGGCACTATTAGTTCCAAATATTGGAGAACTTGAGTCACTCAGATACTTGGTTGCAAACAACAACCATACTGCAAGTCTTGCTGACCAGTCTCCCAGAAACCTAGTTTTAAAACTTTTTACAAGTAACACCACTCCAGCTGAGTCGGATGTTCCTTCTGCAACTGAATATTATGAACCATATGGTATTGGAAACACAAATTCATATGGATTTGCTCCATATACGGGTTATCCATATTGTGTCAATAATAGATCAGATCAATCTTACACTTCTCAGACAGGTATTCTTCTTAATGGTTCACGTTGGAGAATTAATCAAGTAGGTTCTGGCACAACAGCAACATATCCAGAACAAACTTTTACATTCACTGGAGATGCTGGCAATGTTTACGGTTACCATGTAACTCGTGCAAATAACATGCCTATCGCCGTCCAGGGCAAAGTTCACTATGCGTCAGTTGGTATTGGAACTACAATTACAAAAGGAAGCGCTAGTGATCCAACGATTGGTGTCGTAGGAAATAGTTATGTTGTTATCGATCCAGATATTACTATTGACGATTTAACTCTTGGAATGACTGTTGGTGGAAATGCTGGCATTCAAACTGGCACAAAAGTAATTGGACTTGATAGGGCATTAAAAGTAGTTTATCTAGATAAACCATTAATTGATAATATTCAAGTTGCTACTGGTCCTACAATATCATTTAGTTTTGCTAAGATTCAAGCAACAGGTCACCAACTTGTAGCGGGTGATATCCTTTATATTGCTGCAGGAGCAGGAAACACAAGACATGACTCTAATGTTTATACAGTATTCTCAGTTCCTAATGCAAATGAGTTCTTTACAACTCCTTCTATCAATCCAATATTAAATACGGTTGTTGGATTGAATACCGCAACTCTTTATAGTTCTATTATGTATGCTGAAAGATTTACAAATGGTCCATACGCAATTCAAAATAATGGTGATCAAATTAAAATTACATTAAATGTTGCTCTTGATTGATATTTAACAATCAATTTAATAATATTAATTGTGAATGGAGGGTTGCTTTTTTGTAGCGATCCTCCTTTTTTAAGATTTATAGATGTTGGTAAGAATTCCAAATGAACATTTATGAATATAACTCGATCAGTGTAAATACTTATTCTCAAGAGGATTCAGGCAGCATTACATCCTCTGTGGATAGTAGTATCGATTATAATTCTGGCTCAAATTCTTTACCGGCTCAACCTGTTCCAAATTATAGTACAAATAATTTTATAAATGGAAATTATGAAGACTTTGGGTGGACTTATAATTCTTCGACAATTACTCCTTTTGGATCAATACTAAAACAAGAAAGTAGTTCTAATACAATTCTTAAAGAGTATGTGGGTTCTGGAGATATCACTCTAAGTGGAAAACAAACTTCACCATCAGTTAAAATTTGGGCTGGAAACGGTACTGTATTTGAAATTGGCGGTGGATTAGAAAGAACAGTTAGACCTTATGTTTCTTCTGGTACACTGCGAATCGATTCCAGTGCAGCAACCACTGCATTGGAAAAACACACAAAATCATACAATTTAAGTTCTATCTATAATCCAATCTTAGATTATGGAAGTCTTTTTGATGATATTCAAGTTATTGAAGATTATGGCTTAATAACTTCCAATCATATACCAGGGAATTTCCTTGATGACTTTGGATCAATATTATCGCAACCGCAACCAAGTTCTTATCCTGTAATTCCATTTGGATCTTCAACATTATCCGGATCCGCTGAAGAGATATTCTCCGCACAAACTCCAGAGGAAACTCAACTCTTTAGTATTTCTGGAACATATAACGATCTCAAATACACTGGTGCTTGGGTTGGATCAGGAACTCTGTTCACAGTATCTGGTGCTGTTGAGAAGGTTACAACCAATCCACCAGAGAACACACAACTCTTTAGTATTTCTGGAACCGCTTTAGAAGCTTATTCAGCACAAACGCCAGAAAACATTCAACTCTTCAGTATTTCTGGAACCGCTTTAGAAGCTTATTCAGCACAAACGCCAGAAGATACTCTCTCTTTATATTTTGACGGAAACGCTTCTTGCCGAGAAATAGCTGTATATCAAGATATTATTACTTCCGGATTGGTTACAATTTCTGGAACAAATACACAAAATATTCAAGTTTATGTTCCAGTAATAACTGGAACTGGAACTTTATTCTCAATAGGCACGTTAATTGAAAGTATATCATATTCATATAATAGAGATTCAGTATTTGATTTTGCTTACCTTTCATTAAATAATCTTCAAAGTTCTGATTATGGACCGTTGAGTGGACAACCAACGCATCCAACAAATGATTTTTATGATTATGGTTCAATAACTGAAAACGATACTGGATCTGTAGATGATGCTGGATCCATAACAGAAACCTCAGCGCCTTCCATACCATTTGGATCTATTAATGTTGTAAATGGATTCAGTCCACAAGACACGGAAGCTTATCCTGGAGGTCCCGGTGTAGGTAAGTCTTGGAGCTTTAGTATTACTGGATATACCGGTGACGTTCCAATTTATACTTTATCCGGAATCGCTTCTTGCCGAGAAATAGCTGTATATCAAGATATTGTTACTTCCGGATTATTTGCAATCACCAATACTTCTATTATACATCCATTTGTAGACTATACACCACACTATGGTATTGAGAAGAATATTGGTATTGGAACTACAGGAATTCAAATCTCTGGATCACTTGTAGAGAAGAACACAGAATCTTATGTTGGAGTTGGTAGTGAGGCATTCTCTGGAATTGCTTTAGAAGCTTATTCAGCTCAGACTCCAGAGAATACTCAACTCTTTAGTATTTCTGGAATTTCTACAGAATCTATAACTTCAAATCCACCAGAGAATACTCAACTCTTTAGTATTTCTGGAGAACTATTACATCCATTTATAGACTATACACCACATTATGGTATTGAGAAAAATATTGGTATTGGAACTACAGGAATTCAAATCTCTGGAACACTAGTTGAACGATTCGTAAAAGATGCTGATGAATCTACTCAACTCTTTAGTATTTCTGGAATTGCTATAGAAAAGGATGTAGATTCTTATGTTGGCATAGAAACTATACTTGTTTCGGGAACTGCATTAGAGGCATTCTCTGCACAGATACCAGAAGATACTCAACTCTTTAGTATTTCTGGAACTGCACTGGAGGCATTCTCTGCACAAACGCCAGAAGATACTCAACTCTTTAGTATTTCTGGAGTCTCTTCAACAAGAGAGATACAAGTATATGGTATAAATCCAGGAGACCACCTATATCCACGGCCAATAGATCAAAGTGGTGGTAATATTGTAATTACTAATACTTCGATTATACATCCATTTGTAGATTATACTCCACACTATGGTATTGAGAAGAATATTGGTATTGGAACTACAGGAATTCAAATCTCTGGATCACTTGTAGAAAGGAGTGCGGAATCTTATGTTGGAGTAGGTAGTGCGGCATTCTCTGGAACTGCTCTAAAATCCTTCTCAGCACAAACACCAGAAGATACTCAACTCTTTAGTATTTCTGGAATTGCTAACATATCTAAAACTTTAAATCCACCTGAAAATACTCCGATACTAGTTTTCTCTGGAGAACTATTACATCCAAAAATTGATTACACTCCACATTATGGTATTGAAAAGAATATTGGTATTGGCACAACAGGTATTAAGTTCGGTGTTGGCGTAGGAACTGCGCCGGATGGTGATGGTAATCCTCGTGATGCTAAAACATACTCTAATAGATATGGATTCCAGATTGGTGATTTTAATTTGGGTTCTGGTATAGGAACGATACGAATATTATCCCAAGCGATTACAAAATTACTTATTCCATACAAAGGTCAAGGTCCATTTATAGTAGCTTCTGGATTCAGTCCGCAAGACACGGAAGCTTATCCTGGAGGTCCTGGTGTAGGCAAGTCTTGGAGTTTCACTAGAGCAACATATATTACTTCTGGCGTTACTACAATTTCTGGTATTTCTTCTGACAGGGAAATTCAGGTATATGGTTATTATGGTAACGATAAGAATCCAGGAACTTCCGGTAACATATTTATCAATCAAGTATTACCGACAATAATTGTAAGAGCTAATTCTTACTTTACAAGTGGTAATATTAGTATTGGTAGCAATGCTTTAATACTTAGAAAACGTTCATTCGATGGCTCTGGTATAATTTCTGTTGAATCAACCTCTACAAATGTTTATTCAGCAAATACGCCAGAGAATACAGTATTATATTCCTTCTCCGGAACTGCTCTAGAATCTTATTCATCAGATATTTCAGAAGACTTTGTTCTTTATACATTCTCATCAGGAATTACTTCTGAAAGAAAAACAAAATCCTATGAATCTGCAGGAAGTATTTCATTCAGTGGACAAAGTTCTGCGTTCTTCGTTCCAAACTATCCTGGATCAGGAAACATTGTATTTATTTCTAGAACAGTTGATCATACTTATGATACATGTGATAATGTCATTGTTACATGTGATGACCAAGATTCTGCAGATGTAAGCTTTGTTGCAAATCCACCAGAGAATACTCAACTATTTACAATATCTGGAAATGCAATTACTTCGGAAATTGCAACTTATACATTTACTGGAATAGGCACTCACGTTATTTCTGGTGGATATGCAAATATTAAAGTTATATCTGGTGCTGGAGAAAATACTGCATTATTTGATTTTTCAGGACAATCTTCTAATTCTAGAACTAAGGTATACGTTGGATTTGGTAACCTATTTACAATTGACGGTGTATCTCAATCATTTGGAGCTAAGATTCCAAGTGATACAGTTCTCTATAAAATTTCTGGTAATGGAATTGTTGAATACAAAAAGGTATATACAAAAGTTGGAATTGGACTCTTTGACACCTTTGGTGATGCATCTACAAGAAAAATTAATGGATATTCTATATCAGGAATTGGTGCAATTAATGTTTCTGGTCAACTAATTCATCCAAACATTAAGTTTATTCCTGCAATCAAAGGACTTAGTATATTCAATATTGTCGGCGCATCTGATAATAATACTACTAGACCTGCAACTGGATTTGGATCATTCTTTACACTATCTTCTGGCAAACAATCCTTTACGTATTCTCTTTACACAGGCATTGGCACAATGTATACAATTTCTATTGATGCAATATCTATTAATAATCCATATCAAATACCAAGAACCTATACAGTCATCATTTAATTCTGATAAATAAATCAGAAGAAATAGTAATTTGAGTCGTATAGTACTATGACCAAACAGGTACAGCTTAGAAGAGGAACATCAGCCGAACATACAGTATTTACGGGGGCATTAGGAGAAGTAACAATTGACACCACTGTAGATGTAGCAGTCGTGCATGATGGGGTGACCCCCGGCGGCCATTACTTGGTTGGAACTGGTTTTGGTGCTACAGTATCCCAAAGTCTCGTAAATAAAAGCTTTATTGGTATTGGAACTACTTCATCATCGATTAATCTTCCAGATTTAAAGTTTATATGCATCGGTGACGGAGTATTTGAGGGTGAGTTATTTTTAAGAAGTCTAAACGTTTTTTACGATCCATTTGTAACTAGAACAGCGACTTTAAATGATGTAAATCCAAATTTTATTTCGGGTATTACAACAAATAATATTAGGGTAGGATATCTGGTTGAAGATACGACCGGTAATAAAATTTCTTTGGGGACAACAGTAACATCTATTGGAATAGGAAGTGTTGGCATATCTTCTGCACATACTCAAGTCGGATCTTCTAGCACAAATGTTATAAAGTTTACTAATCCACTTGCTGGTCAAACAAATTTATATGACTTGACAGTTGTTAATACGGCAGTTCTAAACGATGTAGGAATCTTTAGTGGTAGAGTAAACAACTTCTTTGCAACTTCTGGTATTGTAACCACTGCAGGAATTTCAAGTGCTAGAGTAGATGATTTCTTTGCTACTTCTGGTATCGTAACCACTGCAGGAATTTCAAGTGCTAGAGTAGATGATTTCTTTGCAACTTCTGGTATTGTAACCACTGCAGGAATTTCAAGTGCTAGAGTAGATGATTTCTTTGCTACTTCTGGTATCGTAACCACAGCTGGAATCACAAGCGCTAGAATAGATAATCTTTTCGTAACTTCTGGTATTGTAACCACTGCAGGAATTTCAAGTGCTAGAGTAGATGATTTCTTTGCAACTTCTGGTATTGTAACCACTGCAGGGATTTCTAGTGGTAGAATCGACAATTTCTTTGCTACTTCTGGTATTGTAACCACAGCTGGAATCACAAGCGCTAGAGTAGATGATTTCTTTGCAACTTCTGGTATTGTTACAACCTTATTTGTAACTACAGAGTATATTGATACTGCAAATATTAATGGTGGTATCGCTACTAGTTTTAACATTACAAATGCTTATGTGGCTTCAGGTATCATAACCAATCTCTACACTACAACTTTATCAGCTAATGATGGTTATGTAGCTTCAGGTATCATAACCAATCTTTATACCACAACTTTATCAGCTAATAATGGTTATGTAGCTTCAGGTATCATAACCAATCTTTATACCACAACTTTATCAGCTAATAATGGTTATGTAGCTTCAGGTATTGTAACTGATCTTTATACCACAACTTTATCAGCTGATAATGGTTACATAAACTCTGGAATTATCACCACTGCAGGTATTTCTAGTGCATTCGTAACTGATCTTTTCGTAGCTTCTGGTATCATAACCACTGGTATCGTTACAACGTTATTTACTCTTACGGAGTATGTTGATACGGCTAATATTAACTCTGGAATTATCACCACTGCAGGAATTTCTAGTGGTAGAGTCGATAATTTCTTTGCAACTTCGGGTATCGTAACTACTGCAGGGATTTCTAGTGCAAGAATAGATAACTTATATGTAACTTCTGGTATTGTAACCACTGCAGAAATCACAACTGCAGAAATCACAACTGCAGAAATCACAACTGCAGGAATCACAAGCGCT